CCAGACGGCCAACCCCCGAGCCAAGATCGAAGGCGCCTCGTACCACATCATCGTCATCGATGAGTGCCAGGACGCCGACGAGCAGGTGATCCGCAAGAGCATCCACCCGATGCTCAGCTTCTACGCCGGCACCATCGTCAAGATCGGCACGCCGGGCTACCACAAGGGCGACTTCTACAAGGCGATCAACCTCAACAAGCGCCGCCAGACCACCAAGAAGAGCCGGCAGAACCACTTCGAGTTCGACTGGCGCGTCGTCGGCAAGTACAACCCCGACTACAAGCGATTCGTGGAGAACCAGAAGCGCTCCATCGGTGAGGACTCGGAAGAGTTCCAGATGTCCTACGCCCTGCGGTGGATGCTCGACCGAGGCATGTTGATCACCGAGGACGACCTGGACTACCTCGGTGACCCCTCGATGCAGTTGGTCAAGGGCTGGACCCGGACGCCCCTCGTTGTCGGCATCGACCCGGCCCGGGTCAAGGACTCCACGGTCGTGACGGTGATGTGGGTGGACTGGGAGTTCCCGGACCCCGCCGGCTACCGGGAGCACCGGATCCTCAACTGGCTGGAGATCCACAACACCGAGTGGGAGGAGCAGTACTGGGAGATCATGGACTTCCTGGATCCCTACAACATCGCCTTCATGGGGATCGATGCACAGGGAATGGGCAGTGCCGTGGCCGACCGGTTCACCCGCCTGATGGGCTCCCGCTGCGAGGTTCACGCCTTCAACAGCGACGCCAAGAATCAGAGTGAGCGCTGGCAGCACCTGATCCAGTTGATCCAGCGCAAGATGTTCGTGTACCCGGCCCACTCCAAGGCCCGTCGCACTCGTGTGTGGCGCCGGTTCCGCCAGCAGATGGTCGACGCCGAGAAGGTGATGAAGGGTCAGTACCTCCTCATCGAGGCGCCCAACGAGCGTGACGCTCACGACGACTACGTCGACTCGGCGGCGCTCGCCTGCGCCTGCTCGATCATGGAGACGGTGCCCTACGTCGAGCAGGTGAACTCTCCGTTCTACCGGCGCTGACAGATAGCGGTCTATGCTCCCTTCGATACCCAGCTAACGAGGAGGGGCCCATGGGCTACCAGCCTGCGTCCGGCTACGAGCACGCCATCGCAGTGAACACCGCTCGGCGTGGGCCACTGCGCTTCGAAGAGGGCGTGGCGACGGACACGGACATCCCCAACGACTTCGGACAAGGTGCGTACGGCGACCCAGGTGGTGACGGCCGCGGGCGCCCCTTCACTCCGAGGAAGGATCCGGGCGAGACGATGCGTGAGCGTGCACACGTCGGCTCGGCTTCGTGGATCGAAGCTCCGACGATGCTCAGCGACTTCGTCATCGGTGCGTCGATCGGCAACGGTCCGGGGTTCGAGATCGAGTACGGGTCCGAGCGCCGCTTGCTGCGCGTGAACCCGGCGACCGTCAACGACTGAGCCGTGGCCGAGAAGGCCACCACCCGGAAGAAGAAGCCGTTCCTGACGATCGGTGTCCCAGGCGGACGCCGAACGTTGGGTGGCGGCACGTCCGGCGGCGCGTCACCGATCTTCCAGCCGAACGTAGGGACCATGCGTCCTGTCACTGCGCCCGTGAAGACGATGACGACGCCAACCGAGCGGTCGTTGCCGGTGGGGAGCGCACCCGCCGGCCGGCCGCCGTCGAACCTCGGCAAGTACCTCGTGAAGCCCACCGACAACACGATCACGGGCTACGAGATGCTGAACGACACGCCCGACCTGCTCGATGCCGTGCACACCAAGTTCCTGGAGAAGTTCGAGTTGCCAACACATCTGCGACCGACCCGATTCCTCTCACCCGAGTTGGAGCACGGCCGCGGCGTGGCGATCAGCAAGGGCTTCCGGGCACCACGGAGTAGGAGCCGCTGATGCCTCGCCGCACCGCCCGTGGCGCTCCCCCACCTGCCACCCACGCCATGCAGTGGCAGGACATGCCGTCAGAGGCCCGCACAGCCCTCACCGGCCAAGTCAGGGCCCTCGGCATGGCCTCCAGCGGCGTGGGCGAGCAGAGCGCTCGCCTGGCCCGCTCTGAGGCCAACGCCGGGAACGAACGCACCCGGCGCAAGGCCGGGCAGCGCCAGACGTCGCTGGCAGCGATCGGCCCGACGCTCACCGACAAGCCGATCACGCATGCCGGTGCCGCCCAGCGTCGGGTCAACCTCACCATGCAGGGCGCCGAGCGCTCGCGCACCGAGGGCACCGACTCCGGCCAGGGGTGGTACTTCAACCACCACCGCCGCCTGGCCGAGGTCGCTGCCTCCTCGGGCGTCGACAAGAGCCGGGTCATCGCCGCCAGCGCCGTGATGTCGCCGCAGAACAACCCCGAGCAGGAGCTTGCGGCGGTCAGCGCCCTGGCCCACGCCCACACCGACCCCTACGCCAGGGTCCGGGTGCCGACCGACATGTCCGAGCACCCGGTGCTGGGCGGCTTGGCCGGGGAGTCCGTGCACCCCAAGCACCTGTCGCCCGAGCACATCGCAGCGCTGTCGGAGCCCGCCGTGCGGGCCAAGGTGGGCACCACTCGCTTCGACCTCGGCGCCGTGGCGAAGGGTGGCGTCAAGGGCAACATCGGCAAGGCCGTGAACGTGCTGCGCGGCCGCACGCCGGTCGAGCAGGCCATCGACCCTCGCTCGTCCCCCAAGGTCTGGAGCTACCACGCCGGCATCGCCATGTCGGAGCACGGCAGCCCCGAGCACACCGAGTTCATGGAGCGCATGCACGTCGCCACGGGCGGCGAGTTGCCAGGGCAGCAGCGGATGGACCTGATGGGCCTCCGTGGCGCCACGCACGGGCCACTGAACCCGAGCGCTCCTACGGCCGAGGACACCTGGCAGCAAGCGATCTCGACGGGACAGAGCCTCCCGGCAATCCCGATCCCCGGTCGGCAGGGGCGAGCCGCGATGCAGTCGCCAGCCAAGTTCTCGGTGGGCGAAGGCGGTTCGGCCAACCAGAAGTACCTCCGGGCGGTCCCCGGAGTCCCTGGGGCCGAACCGTCCGCCCTCATGCACGCTTGGCAGAACGAGGCCACCCAGCGAGCCGCCCGGACTCTCTCCCGTCGTAGCGGCGAGATCGTACCGGCCATCGGTGTGCAAGCGGGCGGCTGGACCGAGGCCCGCCGGCAGGCCGGCAAGGCGATCGAGGAGCAGCCCAAGGTCGGCAAGCGCCGCAAGGGCCCGCAGCAGATGGCGCTGTTCTGATGGGCATAGCGTTCTATCCCCCGAGCTATCGAGCGGCGGCGAGCGATCTCACCATCGCCATCAGCCCCCTCGGCTTGGTGGAGTTGGCGGACGAGGAGTTCGAGGTCCACGGGCCCCGGCTCAATCGCTACGCCAACAACTGGGCGTGGTTCCTGGGCCACCACTGGGCGTACCGACGCGAGATCGGTGAGCCGCAGTTGGTGTTCAACTGGGTGCGGGCGTTCAGCGACTTCTTGGTCAACTTCTCGTTCGGCAAGGGCGTGGGCTTCTCCAGCCCCGAGGCGACACAGGCGATCGTCCCCTACTTGTTGAAGGAAGTGTGGGAGGTCCACAACAACAAGCACGCCGTGATCAACGAGATCGGACAGCAGGGATCAGTCTCGGGCGACGTGTTCGCCAAGGTCGCCTATGAGCCGCCGTACGTCGATGCGGCCGGGCTCCCACATGAGGGCAGGATCCGCATCCTCCCCCTCAATCCTGCATTCTGCTTCCCCGAGTGGCACCCCCACGACCGCACTCGGATGATCCGCTTCAAGTTGAAGTACAAGTTCTGGGGAACCGCCGTCGATGGCACCCGTCAGGTGATGACGTACGTCGAACTCATCACCGAGGACACCATCGAGGAGTACATCAACGATGAGATGATCGATCGCCGGCCCAACGAGCTTGGCGAGATCCCCATCGCGTACACGCAGAACTACGCCGTCTCGTCGTCCCCCTGGGGGCTCTCCGACATCCAGGAGATCATCCCCCTGAACCGGGAGTACAACGAGAAGGCCACCGAGATCTCGGACATCATCAACTACCACGTCGCCCCAGTCACCGTCATCACAGGTGCGAAGGCGTCGAACCTGGAGAAGGGTCCCAGGAAGATTTGGGCCATCGGCTCGGACAAGGCCAAGGTCCAGAACCTCGAACTGGAGACGAACTTCACCGGTCCGCTGGGCTACATGGAGTTGCTAAAGCAAGCGATGCACGAGATGACCGGTGTGCCGGCCACAGCCCTCGGCACGCTCCAGCCGATCAGCAACACGTCGGGTGTCGCGCTGGCCCTCCAGTACCAGCCGCTGATGCTGCGCCACGAGCGCAAGAAGACCCAGTACGTGCCGTTCTTCCAGAACGTCAACCGGCTCATCATCAAGACGGCGTTCCTGTACCAGCCCGAGTTGACGATCTACAACCCCTACCTGTCGAGCTACCAGATCCGGCCCGACCAGATGCCCCAGTTGGACCCGGCGAGCGAGGTCAGCTACCGCACGTCGGTCGACTGGACCAGCCCGATGCCGATGGACACGCTCATCAAGATCAACGAGATCCAGGCGAAGATGGCGATGAACCTGGAGTCCCGTCGTGGAGCGCTGCGTGACCTGGGCGAGCAGTTCCCGGATCAGAAGCTGCGCGAGATCTTCGAAGAGGTCATGGAGGACACCAAGGAGCAGGGCGCTCTCGACCTCATCCGCAGCCAGATGGCGGCGTTCAACATGGCTGCAACCGGCATGACGCCGGACGGGCAGCCGCTCATGGGCCAGGACGAGGAGGGCAACCCCGTTCCGGCCCAACCACCGGTCGATCCGAACCTCGCACGAGAGGTCCAGCAGCTTGCCTACGGGCTCATGCCGCCTCAGATCATGGACTTCGACTCGGACGACACGGCCTGATGTCTCTTAGAGCGCTTCATAGCCCTCTATGGGACGAGTGATATAGATATGGGGCGACACGGGGCACACCGAAGGACTACACATCGATGACTTTCCAGGACGACACCACCCAGCAGCAGCAACCACCGCCCAACAACGGGATGGTGGACACCGGGAACGGCATTCTCGTTGGGGTTGATCCCTCGACGGCACAGCGGATGGCAGGCGAGTGGGGCAATCCGCAGCAACAGCAGCCGACGCAGCAGCAACAGCCTCCCGGGACTCGGATGTTCACCGAGGCCGAGGTCGAGGCGTTCCGTCAGCAGGAGAAGGACAAGCTCTACGGCCGGCTCGAAGAGATGTCGGGCGAGATCCGGACCATGCGGGAGGAACGAGCCGCCGAGGCGGCTGCTCGTGAGGAAGCGTTGCGTCAGGCGCAGGAGGCCGAAGAGGCCGCTGCGCGGGCCCGTGAAGAGGCCGAGATGGATGTCCGCACCCTCCTGGAGCGTCGTGATCAGGAGTGGCAGTCCCGCTTCGAAGAGCAGGACGCCCGCTACGCCGCCGACCGTGCGATCTTCGAGCAGGAGCGCAGGCTGGCCGAGATCGAGGCGTATCGTCGGGACCGCATCGAGCAGGAGCAGGAATACATCCTGCCGGCCCTGCGAGAGTTCATCACCGGGTCGACCCCCGAAGAGGTCGACGCCGGCATCGAGTACATGAAGGCGCGATCCAACGAGATCGCAGCCAACTTCGCGGCAGCGGCACAGCAACAGCAACCGCAGCCGTTCAGGGGCGGGGCCATGCCCACCGTCCCACCCGTAGGACCACTGGAACAACTACCGAGCTACCAGGACGTCAGCCCCGATTGGGTCGCTGGCCTCTCCATGGACGAGTACAAGCGCCACCGGCCACAACTCCTACAAGCAGCATCCAACGCTCAGCGACGAGGGCGGTAGCCCTCGCTCAACACATGTAGGGAGTGAACTATGCCCGCAGGCACCAGCCTGGGTGGCGAACTGCCGGTCATCTCCGGGATCACCGGAACGACGCGTGTCGCCACGGGTGGCCCCCTCAGCCAGTACACGCCCGCCGTCGGCTACGACGCCGTCTCGGGCATGGACAACACCGCAGTCGGCTACGGCACCGGGGTGACGACCGGCTCCACGATGATGGGGCCCGCCATCCAGACGATCTGGAGCAAGGAGATCCTGTTCCAGAGCATGCCGGTGCTGCGGTTCGAGCAGTTCGCCGTGAAGAAGACCGAGTTGGGCACGATGCCCGGCCTCACGGTCAACTTCATGCGCTACAACAACCTGCCGATCCCGGCCGGTCCGTTGCTGGAAGGCGTCCGCATGAAGACGCACGCCATCAGCGCCAACCAGTACGCCATCACGGTG